ATCCTAGTCCGCCAGATCAAGGACGCAGTATATAGCCATGCAGGTATGATGAGCACAGCAGAGGCTTTTGGATGCTTACTCATTGCAAAGCGTGATTTAGAGCGTGAATTGCTTGATTACCAAAACTGAAATCCAAATTAGTTTATATAAAACTGAAAATGAAATTTGTTTTAGTATATAATTACTACTCTGATTCACCCGTAGCGCATCATCGCGCTCTTAGTCCCCAAGCATCCCTTCCCGTGTTTGGGGATTTTTTTGTACATAATTCCCGGTTACTGTCCTTGTGGAACTTCTCATACTCAGTTCCCATTAAAAAACTTTTGCCTATATGGGCTAAATTTTCGGTTAATTGCCTTGTGCAAGTTTTCAAACTCATGTCAAAGAAACTCGCTTACTATTTACAGGTCGAGTTTTCCAGTGACTGTAAGTTAGCACTTACTAACTATGGATAGTCCCAAATCTTGGCAAGTAAGATCAGCCCGGCATAAGACTGGCTTAACTATGCAAGAATCCGCCGACCTGGTGTATAGCTCCCGTGGACAATGGTTAGCATGGGAAAGACCGGAAGACCATAGAGATCATAGGAAAATGCACCCCGGACTAGCTGAACTGTTCGCCCTTAAGGTAGGACTGTTAAAGATTGACGATGTCAGCCCGATTCTAGGCCGTATAGACAGTTTGAAAAAATACAACGTACCCTAAGCTATCCCGATATTAATTAAACAGCCTAACGCATTCCTAGTGAGTTACAGGCAATAAAAAACCCGCCATTAAGACGGGTTAGGTTGGGAAAAGGTTGTCTACTTGTACAAATCGTATACGAAGCCTTGGGGAAGTTGCAGAATGTCAGACACATATTGCGGGCGCATTCTAACGTTTAAAGTAAACCCGGCAGGGATTGAAATAATCCCCCTAACTATACGATCAGCCTGTTTTTGTGTCTTTGCATAACCGATACACGTCCTAAAATCGAAAATTGGATAGTTCATGATAAATCCTTTCAATCTTCGTTAAAGTACTCGCCTATGGTATAGATAAGGTCAATTAGACCCCCCACAAAGGCGCACAAGATAAGCAATAGAACGGTAGCTAGTAGCGGACTCATGGCGCACCCTTTCTACGGTTATCAGTAACCGTCAATTGCATACGTTTGGCCCAGGAACGAAGGGCGCGTGAGATGTATCCTTGATTAACTCCGAAATGTGCGGCAGCTTGTAGCTGGGTAGCATGGTTGAGAGTTACCCAGTCATAGATCAATTTTGATTTTGGCATTATTCATCACCTTTCATAACGTAACACTCAAAAACTACATAAAATTGGGAATGTTCAGAGATTCTGAAAAGTACAGATTGTGCGCCTGATGCAAGGGCTTTTTTGGTAACGTCCTGCGGATTATCAGTCTGTCCTGGATGGAATCCGTTTTCCAAATTATCGGCGAATAATTCATACCCTTGTTCCAGAATATCGTCCGGCGTTATCCAGTCAGGAAGGGTCGATATAACATCATTGGGACTATCTACTGCACACTCATCAATCCAGGCGCTTATGTCGTCGTCTGGAGTTAATACATATCCATCACAAAAACGAACGGAGCAAACCCAATGGTAGCTATTCCCACTAGTACGCCATGCCTTGTCGTTTTCATGGTCCACGTACCACTCATCCGACCATTCAAGGGCATAACCTGCTTCTTCCAGATAATCCTGCACAGTACGAGAGATGGGATTCCAGTCAGCAAAGAGAATACCTAATTCAGGGTTGGAATAACCACGTTCACCATAGGCTGTGCAGCCTTCCATGTAGTGATTATCACGAAGATAATCGAGGATGATGGATGTGCGCTTTTTTGTTATATTCATGGCAACCCCCTTAAAATTTAGCGTAAACGAAGCCACCAGATACCGTACCGCATACCATAGTGTTTTCGTTAAGATACTCTCCAATTGCTTCTTCCTTTTCCTCATCATCCTCACACTCGGACAGGTCGATAGAGTAATCGGAAGCAATGTCTTCCCATGTGTCCTCAGAATACTCACAGCAAAGAGCAATAACATCCAGTTCTATCTCTTCCCCTGTAGACTCTTCGTACTCTTCAAGGTAATCAAACAATACCTGTTTGCCCTCATAACTGAAGTTAGTATTACGATCAGCATCACGAAAGGCATCACAAAAACCACAAAATCCAATAGATTGTTTCATGTTGTACCCCTAATCAATTGTTACGTTAACAAGTACCGCCATTAAGACAGGCAGTGATATAAACAGCATACAGAAGATGAACAGCATTTTAGTGCACCGACCTGGCAGCTACAGCAATAGACCACAAAGAGACCTGAAGAGGACTAACCCCTAACATCTCCGCACGGCATTGAGCAAACAACAATGAGTCAGAAGCAAGAACAGCAAAGGTTGTATATGTCATTTTAATCACCCGTTTATCTAGTTATCCGAACAATCAATGCATCCGGTGTAGGCATAATGCTACATGACATAATACTAGTCAATACTTATTACTATGATTAGTTTCAATGCTTATCAGAATGATTATTAATTACGTGTGTGCGCGTGTTATATATAAGCTACTGTCAATCTAATACTTAACTTAGCTTTACATCTGATTAATTATTAGGCAAGTGGTAAGCAACTATCCACCTAAGTGGTAAGTTAGTTTCCAGTTATGACATATCATCCAGGATACATACAGGAACAGCGTATAGGTTAGGTATATGGGATTTGGCATCATCGAGTAGGTGACACAGATCAGGTATCCATGATTAGGTACACTCGCGTCCCTCCCTTCGCATAACCTAGAATCGAAATCAGTTTTAATCCAGGATTAGAACTTGTTTAGTTAGTGAACGCTTGTCCATACATACTGCGTACTATGCTATGTACTCACCATAACGGGTGTTATGTCAAATGTATACATAGGGTTACAACGAACGAGCGTTCACTGACATAGGTGATAACTATAGGGGGGGGTGGTGTGTTAGTTCACGGTTAAGTGGTGGCTACCTCTCCCACACACGAAAAGGAATAATTGGAAACACTACTAAAGGTTAAGCGTTAGAAGTGAATTTAGAGTGAGTAAGGATTGAGTACCCCCCTTATGCAGATCGGGGAGGTTTGCGTCTGCTGGTTGTTGTTACAACCATAATATCCGCCTGGGATAACAGTTTAGAGTGTGATTGGGGGATTGTTGGTAATCTTGCTTCCCGCTGTCCACTATCTGCATGAGGATAGGTTTCATGTAGACCGCCTGATTTATGGTTACTTGATGGCGAATCAATTTGGGGTTAGTATGTGCTAACTAACTAAGGATTGCAAATGAAAAAAGAGAAGAAGACTGTATTTGGATTAGTTACTACTGAGAAGAAGGCTCCTGAGATTGTTCCTGTTGACCCTCCAAAGTCTCAGATGATCGAGTTGAGGAAGTTGATTCTCAATACTCGCGGGGATGAGGTTGTTAAGAAGTTGCTGGATATTGCCTTGGATGATGAACATCCTGGACAGACTGCTGCTTTGAAGATGTGCATGGATAGGCTTTTACCTATGGCTGAGTTTGAGAAGTTGGGTAGTGGTGGTAGACCTACGGTTACAATTAACATTAGTGGTATTAATGACAATGTAACGATTGAGGGTGAGGAAGCCTGATGGCTAATTTGGATTTCAAGCTATTGAAGTGGCAACAAGAAGTCCTGAATGACAAAACTCGATTCAAGGTAGTCTGTGCTGGTAGACGGTGTGGTAAATCTCGCTTGGCGGCTATTCTGCTGCTGATTAACGCTCTCAAATGTCCTTCTGGTTCTGCTGTGATGTATGTAGCCCCTACTCAGGGACAGGCAAGGGTGATTATTTGGGATATTCTGATGGAGTTGGGTAGGGATATTATTAAGGCCAGCCATGTCAATAATGCAGAAATTACTCTTATTAACGATATTCGCATTTACATCCGTGGCGCTGATCGTCCTGACACCCTTCGCGGTGTTAGTCTCACTTTTGTAGTCTTGGATGAATACGCCGATATGAAGCCCCAAGTATGGGAGCAGATCATCCGGGCGGCTCTTTCAGACAAGAAGGGTGATGCGCTGTTTATTGGGACTCCAAAGGGTAGAAACCACTTCTACGACATTTACCAACTAGGGGTTGATTCTGATAACGACTACAAGAGTTGGTCTTTTACTACCGCTGATAACGAACTGATAGACCCCAAGGAAATTGAAGCCGCCAAGAATACTTTGTCTACGTTTGCCTTCAAGCAGGAGTATCTGGCATCTTTCAATAACTCAGGAACTAACGTCTTTAAGGAAGAATGGCTGAAGTACGGAGTAGAGCCTAAAGTTGGTTCCTGGTATATCTCTTGTGACTTGGCTGGTTTTGAAGCTGTAAGCTCTCAGGCAAGCAATTCCAAGAAGAGGCTAGACCAAACAGCTATATCTGTAGTCCTTTTGACAGATGAAGGTAAGTGGTTCGTAAAGAAAATCGAGTACGGACGATGGGACGTAAGGGAAACTGCTGTCAGGATTCTGAAGAACATACGTGAATTTAAGCCTTTGATGGTAGGTATCGAGAAAGGCACTACCATGAACGCTGTTATGCCTTATTTGACTGACTTGATGAGGAAGAACAACGTCTATGCCCATATTCACCCTCTTACCCATAATAACCAGAAGAAAGAAGATCGTATTATTTGGTCTTTACAGGGTATGTTTGAACACGGTCGGGTGATTTTGAACAAAGGAGAGGACTTTGACACCTTTATTGACCAGTATCTTATGTTTCCTACTAAGGGAGTACATGACGACCTAATTGACTCTTTGGCCTACATCAACCAGATGGCTGTGAGTAACTACCGTGGAGATGATGACGACGATGACTATGAGCCGATTGACATAATTAGTGGAATTTAGTTTGACTTCATTGATTTTTGTGTATAATCGTGGTATGTAAGCGTTTACTAACACATTCTATTTTTGTGGAGATTGTCATGGCAAAAGCTAAAAAAGGCGGCAAAGGTAAGACTGGTACTGGCAAGAAGTGCTAATTAAGAGGTCTGTATGGAAAACACCGGAAAGATAGTAGACCCGCAGGAAGATAAGGCGTTTGAGCCTATTGAGCCTACTGAAGCCGAGAAAGAGTTAGTATCTTTCATTGTTGACCATACTGATCGCTGGAGAGAGTATCGTGACCAGAATTACTCTGACGATTGGGATAGGTATGACCGTATATTCCGTGGTCGTTGGGAGGCTCAAGACAAGTCCAGAGAGTCGGAAAGATCAAGAGTAATCTCCCCCGCTACACAACAAGCTGTTGAAACACGCCATGCTGAAGTAATGGAGGCTATTTTTGGTCAAGGTGAGTATTTTGACATTGCCGATGATATTTCAGACGCTAACGGTAATTCAATTGACGTAGAAAAGCTAAAAAACCAGTTAAAAGAGGATTTTGACCAAGACAAGATTCGCAAAGCAATTGACCAGATCGAGTTGATTGCTGAAATAACCGGAACAGGTATTGGTGAAATAGTTGTCGGGACGGAAAAGTTCTACTATCCGTCCTCAATGCCGATTGATAACAACCAAGTTGCTTTCGGAACCAAAGAAGAAGATCGTGTTTTCGTAAGAATCGTCCCCGTACACCCCAAAAACTTCCTGTTTGACCCCAATGGAACGTCTGTAGACGATTGTATGGGAGTCGCAGTAGAGAGATATAGTTCAATCCACAAGATTGCTGCTGGAATGGCTAACGGAACGTACCGTAAAGTTGAAATCGGGTCGTTTTACGAAGATGACAAACTGGAAGTAACTCAAGAATCTCGGCAGTTTGAGGATGACAAAGTAAAAATAATGAACTACTACGGCCTTGTGCCGAAAGAGTACGTTACTGCCATTGAGCAAGAAAATGAGCCTGTTGAGTCTCTTTTCCCTGAGTCTGTAGATGATTATACGGATATGGTTGAGGCGATTGTTGTTATCGCCAATGGGAATATCCTGCTGAAATGCGAAGAATCCCCTTACATGATGAAAGATCGCCCTATTCTTTCGTATCAGGACGATACTGTACCGAATCGCTTGTTGGGTCGTGGAACTGTAGAAAAAGCCTTCAATATGCAAATAGCTATTGATGCTCAAATGAGAAGCCATTTGGACTCTTTAGCCCTTACAACTGCACCAATGATGGGAATGGACGCTACCAGACTTCCAAGGGGAGCTAAGTTTGTCGTTAAGCCAGGTGGTAACTTCATGGTAAACGGCAATCCAAATGAGATTCTGTTCCCGTTCAAGTTTGGCACTAATGACGGTATGGCAATGCAAACATCCAAGGAATTTGAGCGTATGTTGCTTATGGCAACTGGAACGCTGGATTCTCAAGGGATGATTACTCAGGGCTCTAGGGATGCTGGTGGATTGGCTCCTGCTGTTGCCGGTATAATCAAGAAGTACAAGAGGACATTGGTAAACTTCCAAGAGGACTTCCTGATTCCATTTGTGAAGAAGGCAGCTTGGAGACGTATGCAGTATGACCCTGAACGGTATCCGTCTGTAGATGTGAAATTCATTCCTACTGCTACCCTTGGTATTATTGCAAGAGAGTATGAACAACAGCAATTAGCTTTCCTGATTCAGACATTGGGTGGAGACTCTAAGATAACTCCTATTCTTATGCAGGGGATTATCAAGAACTCTTCCTTGTCTAATCGTGAAGAGATACTTCAACAATTGGCACAAGCATCTCAACCAGACCCACAAGCTGCACAAGCTGCACAGATGCAACAAGCTGCACAGGCCAAGATTGCAGAGGCGCAAGCCTATGAATTGGAGCAGAAGGGTAATATGCACTCTGCTACTGCACAGAAATTCACTGTAGAGGCCCAACTTGAACCTGAGAAGGCAAAAGCTGAGATGATGGCTGCAATGACCAAGAATCTTCCTGTAGACACGCCTGATGCTGCTCAAGTAGAGTTTGACCGTAGGGCAAAGGTAGCTGAATTAATGCTCAAGGAAGAAGAAATATCTGCCAAGAAGAAGATGGTTCAGATGCAGATGGAAGATAAGAAGATAAAAGCAGAACAGATGGGTAAAGATACTGCCTACCTGAGTAATTTGCAGGAATCGCTTACACCAAAGGGGTAAATCATGCTTGATAAGATAATCAAGCTACTTACTCCTGAAGTGAGTATTGAGGCAAAGTTAAAGGCAGTCTCTTTGACTTTAGCTAACGAGATA